GGCTGCTCTAGCTTCAGCATTATTTTCAACCACATAAACCACATCTAAACCGTTTGCCAAGAAACTTGAATCAACATCACCCTTGAAACTGGCACTGTCACTCTGGTCATCAGGCTGCATAATAAGTTCTTCGTATTCAACACCAAGTTTATCTAACAAATCTGTAGTCACACCACGATCTGACTCATGCCTGCCAGTAACAACATACAAGTCAACATCCTGAGCAGTAATGAAACTGTAAACAGCACCATTCAACTGACCACCCATAAACAGAGTGTCATCAAAATCACTGATACCAACTTTGTCACCAACAGCACGAACAGCAGACTCACTGCTCAAACCATTCACCCAAGACTGCCCTGCATCGCCACCCCAAGCATCCCAAGCCACACGCCCAGGAGTCGGATAACCTTCTTCACCACTGTTGAAACCTGTAGCACCCTTGACTGATTCTTCTTGACGTGCAAAGAAACTAATCATCCTATTGACTACATCACCCGAAACATCTTCACCCGAAGCCAACTGAACAGCCCTACGCCTGCCCACATCAGTGAAGCCATCTCCAGCCAAACCTTCAGCAATCCACTTCAAAGCACGTTTAGCAGCTACAGCCACACCTTCAGGGGGACTATACATACCATCAACAACTGCTCTCTCACCACCAACAGGAATGCCTTCACTCAAACTAACAGCCACCATCTGATCTATAGCCTGCTTCTTAGTTGCATGCTTCCCCAAAACTGTGCCATCATCTTTGACCGTAGCCCAACCGTCATCAACCTGCTCAACAAAATAAGGCATTATTCCCCAGTTTCGTAACTGCCATCAGGGATGGTCGTAGGGTTCTGCAACTGAACTGTTGGCAAACCTGTGTGAGCAATAGGGTTCAAACCAAGTGACTTCAAAACATCTTCAGGCACAAAGCCCAAAGCAATAAGTTTCTGAGCCATGTCAACCTTAGTTTCATCTTCAGTCAACGAAGCAGCGTTGATGTCAACGTTAGTCAATGGAACACGAACAACATCTCCACCTTCAATAGGTCGCATGTTTTCTTTACGTCTAACTTCATTAGTTGACAGCACACCATTCTGCAACAGCTTCGCATAACCTTCAATACGTGTAGCGTAATCTCCACGAAGCAAGTCATCAGTGCTAAACGCTAGATACGCTCCATCAGGAAGCAAAGTGCTAAACGCATCTTCAAGTTTTGCGAGCCAAGGTCTAAGCGTGTGGGTGACAAAGGCTATTTGCTTCTGCTCAATGCTGTTATAGCTCTGCCCACCGTTATTCAAACCAATCATGTCTGTAGGCACACGATACGCTCTAGCCACATCTTCAACAGCAAGCCTGCGAGAGTCAAGCATCTGAGCCTGATCGTTAGCAATAGTTGTTGGCTTGAAACTTGCACCACCAGAAAGAATGCCTGTCTTGTGTGCTTTACGGAAACTCTTATGCTGACGGTCAAAACTTCTAGCAAGGTTCTCAGCCTGCTCAGCTGTCAACGCTCCAGGATATTCAATTACACCCTGAGTCAAAGTTCCCTGACCAAAGAAACGAGCAGCAAAAGACTCTAGGCTAATTGCCAAACCAATGTTTTCTTTCAAAGTGTCAATCGGTGATCTGCCCCTAAACTCACCTGGCATAATAATGCTTCCCGAAATGTGAAGCATCTCATCACTGGACAAAACCTTATTGCCTTCAACAGTTGAAGTGTAAAACTTTTGCCCTAAAGCGTTACGAGAAACATGAACATTCAAAGGGTTCAAAACAACCATGTTCACGATAGTGCCAGAGTCATCTCTAAACAAACGGATAAACGCATTACCGTCAATCAAAAGGCTAATCATTGACTGCTGCCAAAACGCAACACTAGGCATCGCCAAATCAGGCTTGTTTACCCAAGAAGGCTTAGGGCGAAACGGATAAGCAATACCATCACGCCTAATGTAAGTATCAACAGGCAAAGCAGAAACAGTATCGCTAATCAAAGACACACAAGCCCAAACAGCGTTCACAGTCAAAGACGTGTTGTAGTCAACATAAGCTGCAGACTGAGTTTCATACGAAGTTATGTCACCAGCACCCCAAATACTTTGAAAGCTGATAGCCCTAGACTCACTGCCAGAGAGATTCCTAAGCATTACTTGCCACCCTTATCTAAAGCCAAACCAAACAACAAAACACCAACACCAGCCAAAACAATGCCAGCAGGAACAAAAACAAGGCCAGCACCCACAGCAATAACTGCGATACCTAAAGCCTGCAAAATCGTAGGTAGCAAAATCATCCTTAGAACACGAAAAACTCTGGAACAATATCCGATTCTAGTTTACTAGTGGCTCGGTCATAGGCGATAACAAAAGCAACAGCACCATCAATTTTACGTGGCGAATTGCGAGATTCCTTAACAATGCGTGGCCCAAGATTATCCACCTTCAAAACACAGTTACTCAAATGCCTAGTCAGCAAGGGATCACCATCATGAGTCAAAGTCCCTTCAGTCACACTGTCATAAACCTTCGCACACCCAGTAACCATCCTGCGAGCAGAAGTAGAAGGGTACTCAACAATAGGCAAACCCAAATCCATTAGAACCTGCATGCTCCGTTGCCAACGAAAAGGGTCAAACGCTATTTCCTTCACATTGGGATGGGACTGACAAAACATCCTGATAGTTTCTTCCACATCCAAAGTGTCAACACGCCAATCATCCTTATCATTAGGCTGTTTCTCCCAAGCCTTCACCAAGAACACATGGGGTTTCTCATCGGCAGACTTAGGAACAGTCACACCAACAATGGCTGTCGTATCCCCAGAAAACGAACCATCAACACCCAACACCATCTCAGCTGTATCTTCAACAACCACATCAGGGTTAGCAAGCGTTTCCCACAAACCTGCAGGCAACCAAGCATTCTGCGAACTCACCCACTGATTACAACGCTTAGTTCTAAACTCTGCTTCAGGGGTTCTTTTAACCATAGACTCAAAATCACTCTTAGAGTTCAAGTCACCATAGCCAGGGTTAGCTGCAATCCAAGTTGATTCTTCCCTATGATCTGCATCCAACGGTGCTTCCCACCAAGCCATGTAGAAACTAGGGTCATCAATCTCACCCTTAGCAACCTTCTGCCCATACTGATACAACTGATAGGCAGTGCTATCCTGCCCAGTGCTATCGGACTTCACTCCACAAGTAGTAGTGGCCAACATAATCGGTTGCCTTCTGGAAGCCATAGACAGTTGCATAACATCCCAGAGCTCACGATTAGGCAGAGCATGGACTTCATCAAAGATTACAGCCGAAGCATTCAAACCTTCTTTGGAATACGCTTCAGCACTAAGCACACGCCAAATAGAACCTGTAGAAGGCACTTCAATAACATCCCGATAGATATTACACATCGCAGCAAGTTCAGGTTCACGCTCAATAATCTTGCGAGCATCACCAAAGGTAATACGTGCCTGCTCCTTTTCAGCTGCACAAGAATAGACTTCGCCACCTTCATCACCGTTGAAAAGAAACCAGAGTCCCAAGCCTGTCATCAGGGCTGATTTTCCGTTTTTACGTGCTTTTCCATATAGGGCAGTCCTTACCCTAAACAAACCATTAGCATCTAAAGCCAAAGTTTCATTCAGCAACTGCTCTTGCCAGGGGCGTAACTTAATCAACTCACCTGCACTGCCAGCAATACTGTCCTTAGTCAAAGTCACAAACGTGTTGATAAAGTCAATAGCATCAGCACCTTTAGATCCATACTGCAAATCAGTAGGAGTAACTAACGCAGGCGGCCAACTACTTTGAGTCAATTACGATAACCTGCTCACGCTCTTGCTGACGTTTACGCAATAACTCCATCTTGGACTCAGCCTTTATCTCAGCCAACCCCAACTTAGAACGAGCATCAACAGTCAAACCCAACAACCCCAAATTCTTTACAACAGCATTTTCCAAATCAAGCAGCTGACGGTGAACGTGGAAGTCTTCAGGTTTCTCAACGAACATACGCTCCAACACAATCTGGCGATCTAACTGCTTACAAGTCAGCAACAAAAGTTCAACATCCGTCTGTGGACTAATCCAAGTCTGGCCAACACCAAACACACGATTCCAAAGCAACATCCCAGCCCAGTCCAAAGGTTGATGTGGCTCAATACGGCCAGCATGAAGGGAAATAGTGTCATTCAACTTAGGTAAAGCCTTCTTGCCAGGATTGCCCAAAGCTCTCTTTACTTCAATCGGTTTTGCAGGATTAGCCATGCAACAAGACTAACAAGAAAACCCCCCAACATCGGATACGTGTTTCCGCA